GCGTAACCCGAGACCGGGAGACCAACGGGGCGTATAACGCCCCTGAGCCGCAGGACGGCGGCAAAAAATATTTTTGGAATGAAGTTAAAAACATAGTTGATCAAAACAACCAGGGAGAATAAAAAAATGGCAACGAATATCAGAGATGCAATGGAAGCTAGGGAAGTTTTGAAGGCGGCCCGCTGGAACGCACAAACGAACTGGGATCTAATGAGTGCTTATGAGCAAAAAAAGCGGACGCAGGAAATTGAGGAAATCAAAACACAATGGAAACCCCGCATAGAAGCGGACGCCCTCGGAAAATTTCAAACGATGGTTAACCGGGTTTTGTTGGCCAAGGCAAAAGCGGCGCGTGAAAAAAACATGGAAATGAACCGCTGGGACATGCAAAAAGTGAGCTCGACCATTGCCGTAACCAAGGAGCGCCTGAAAGCCGATATAGCCAGGGATAACCCGGAAAGCTGGGTTACCGGGGTTAAGCAGCTGCTGAAAGAGGCAGAAAGCGGGGACATTCAATACCAACGGGGAGTATACGAGGCGGTCCGGGAAGCGGTTAATTTTGTACCCCGTGACGATCTGGTTATTCGCATGGCAGCCAACCGCGTGGCCTCAGAAGCGGAACAAAAACTAAACGCCCTCAGGGTAACCGAGGCAATGGTAGAAGCGGATACCGCGGTACAAGAGGCGGTTAAGAACGTGAAAGGCCAATGGCATGATGTAGCGGCCGCCGCTGAGTCAATGGGGGAACAATTATTTGGACCATTTGGCGGGTCACCAGCCCTGGAAAAAGGCGTCTATAAAATGTTGATAGATGCGGATCCTGAGCTCGCGAATGAGTTTTTCAGGGTCAAAGAGGACGGCATAGCGCCCGGATTTGAGCCAACCGGCCAAGAGGTGAAAAATGAGTGACGAAAAAATAAGCGAATTGAACGCATTGATCGAAGCACACAATAAAGCCGAAGCGGAGCGCACGGAGCGGTTACGCAAAGTTTACGATCTTCTGGCGGAGCGCAAAGGTTTTAGACGTATAGCATTTGGGGGCGGGCTGGTATGGTCGAATTGTTGGGACCATCGAAAGCGGGATGAAGCCCACCGCGTACACGTGGAATTATTGGCGCGTCCGATTGTGGAAGTGATACCCGGCGCGGCAAAAACGGATTAACCCTCACGGGCGGGGCGCGGGTTTTGGCGTGCCTGGGCGTCAAAACCCCCGCCCTGTTAGAACGGAGCGCGAAGCATGAAAAAATCATTTTTTTGGGCTAAGGGTCGCCCCTTGAATAAAATAAGGGTATACCCTGTAAACTATGCGAAAAATGCAAGGGTCGCCCCTGGTTTATTCACCCCTAAAAATAAGGGTCGCCCCTTAGACCGCCGGGAGCCCTTAAAATGAGTAAAAACGTGCGCAATTGCGCACATATATACCAGGCATAAAAGGGCATAACGGAAGGGCTAAAAACCTGCATAAATGGCATACCAGGAAGGAAGGCGAAAAATGCGAACATATACACCGGGACCATGGCACGCTGACGAAGGGCAAATTAGAAACCAGGAAGGGGACGCCCTCGGGTCCTACCCGTGGGGCGGTAACATAGCCGACCAAACCGACCGTAACAACGGGGAACTAATGGCAATGGCGCCGGAAATGTTAGAGGCGTGCGGGCTGGCAATACGGACCATAAACGACACGATCAGGCATGAAAATCTAAAGCCCGGCAATGAAGAGGCGCTGGCGGACGTGGCAAAAATTCTTTATCGCTATGTGGAAGGCTGGCGCCGTGAAAAGGGGGCGGCATGACTAAGGACATGCAAGACAATAATTTCATGGCTGGGCGCGTGGAAACCTACGTGGACCGGTACGGGGATCTGGTTTTAGAAAATCCCGAATTTGATACCGACTGGGAGCGCCTGGAAGGTTTACCACATGATGAGGCGCTAATAGAACTTTTAGAATACCAGCTGGCCAACGGTTACGATGTAATCCGCCCGGAAGAGATCGGGGCGCTAACCGATGCCCTGATTATTGGCTGGGACGTGCTCAGGGATGACCAGGGCAAATTCAAGAGCGCCGCGGCTATCTATTGGCATGATAACTACCAGGTGCAAAATGCGGTAAAGATCCTGCAGCACGGGGACCGGGTAATTTTCAAGAAGGGAGAATGAAATGGAAACGCTAAAAGAAACCTACAGATTCGAGGGGCGCGACGGGAAAATTTACGACCTGGAATTAACGTTTTTGCCGGACCGTCTAATAGCGGTATGCAACGGATCAACCGCGGTTTTTCCTGTACCAGCCCCCGCCCCTAATGGTGACATAATGTCACCATTAAAGTCTACGGTTGATAGGCAAGAGACCCGGAAGATATCAGGATTCTAAGGGTGAAACCGTTTCACCCTTAAAAACGACTCGTGAAATAATAGAACATTTGTTAAGAAATGGAGTTTTTGAATATAGAAAAAGACAACAAACAACCCGTGCGAACTTTAAGGAAATTGATGCATTTTTAGCTTGCACCTGAACGTATTAAGTGTTAGTATATGATAGATAGGAAATAACATAAATATGGCGCGTAAAAAAATTGTAGGTATTAGGCTGGATGACGTGGAGCGCTGGTATGTGGAGCGCCTCGCAACGACGCTAGACCTTCCCGAGGCAACGATTATTAGGGAAGCCTTAAAGTATTATGCAACGGAAGGGCGCGGCCTGCCTTCCGACCGGAAGGACGTTTTAAATCATATTTTAATTTCAGGTTTTCCGAGTGATCAGGAAGATTATCACCCCGGAAGATAGAAAAGAGGGAAAAATAAAAAAAGATGACTAACCCCTTAAACGAGGGCACCGGAAATGCTCAGAACATTCCGGCGCCGGGAATAACATTTCTCCTCAGAAATGCGTTTCTACACGTATTATATAACATTTTGCGAAAATGTAATACGCTTTTTTGCATATTTGTTATATACGTCTCTGAGGCATACGGGGGGGATCCGTGCCCGTGATAAGCCGACACGCCCGCAAAATTGCATACTACGATTTTTTGTCTACCCTGTTAACCACCCTGGCACAGGGAGAGGCGGTTTTTGGACCCGAGACAATTTCACAAATTCCATACGTGCGGGCAACCAACCCGGAAACCGGGCGGTTATATAACTGGCTGCGAGAGGCGCAGCAGGCGCAATTTAACCGGGATGTAAAAATGCAATTGATCAATGACACAAGTAACGAGGGGGGTGAATGAGACCTTCCCGCATTGATAGCCTTTTAAGGCTAGTAGACCGGGCGGCATACCGCTGCCTCGGATTGGAATACCCACCAGGAGAAAATACCATGACTGACGAAAAAAAGATTTATAAAGAGCTGGCAAACGTGCACCTCGATTTGGCTAACCTGAGTGCAAAAGCGCACCATGGCACCGCGACCGCGGGGGAACTTTCAATTTTGAACGATCCTAACACGCCCCTCATGGATTACATCACGGGCCGAAAAATCGACTATAAGAAACTCGAGGCGGCCCACACCGACCGGTATTTTTATTACTCCCGAAAAGCGCGGGGGACTGAACCCCCGGCCTCAGAATAAAAGAGGCTGAAAAATGACAAACCCCCAGGACATAGCAAAACATTTTAAAATCTTCCCGTGCTGCGGGCTGAATGTACGTTCTTTTAGCGAAAGCGGCAAAAAGATGGATGCAAAACAGCCCCTCACAATGCACGGATTTAAAGACGCTAGCAGCGACCCGGAAAAAATAAAAGCCTGGTTTAGCCGCTGGCCGTCCGCGTTAATAGGCATTCCCGGCAAGCCTAACGGCGTGATCTGGATAGACATAGACCCGCCCGGCATGGAAACATGGGGCGCGTGGATAAAAGAACACGGCGACCTCGCCGCGGGTCCGATGCAAAAAACACCGCGGGGCGGGCTGCACATTGGATTTAAACACCCCCTCGAGGACGTCCCGAATAATGCGGGGAAAGTAGCGCCTGGCATTGATATTAGATCTGAGGGGTATATATGCACCGGCACCGGTTACACCTGGTTACCAGGGCATGATTACAATGCCCTTATTCCTGAAATGCCCGCGTGGTTACAAGAAAAGATCAAACCGAAAAAACCCGAAAAAGTGGATATGCGCATGGGCACCCCCGCGACCGTGGGCGACCCCGCCGACGCCGGGCAATACTGGTTAAAGTGGGCGCTGGATAAAGCACAGCCGGGCAACCGGAACGAGACGGGGTTTAACCTGGCATTACAGCTGCGAGACTCAGGAATAAACGCGGGGTCCGCCCGCGTGGTGATGCAGGAATACGCGGCCAATGTACCAGGGGCGGATTACACCGCCGGGGAAGCCCTGGCAAGCCTCGCACAGGTTTACCAGCTGCCGCCCCGAGAGCCCGCGGCGCTGCCAAAAGTACAAACAATCGAACTCCAGGAGATCTACCACATGACGGACGAACAGGAAGAAATCAAAACCTTGGACCTGAAAAACCCGCCTGAAAAAAAGATTATTTTTGTGTCAGGTTACGAGTGCACCGACTCAGGCAACGGCAAGCGGTTTATAAACTTGCACGGGGACCAATTGCGGTTTGTAGAAGCAACCGGGCGCTGGTTTGTATGGAACGGGAGACGCTGGGAAAAAGACCAGGACGGGGCGGCGGAGCGAAAAGCAAAAGAGACCGCCCGCGGTATTCTACAAGAGGCCTACCAGGAAACAGATAAGGATAAGGCTAAACAATTGACCGCGTGGGCATTTAAAAGCCAGTCCAGGGCGTCAATTAATAACATGCTGGAATTGGCCAAGAGTGAATCGGGGATAACCGTTCCAATTGATCAATTCGACCAAGACCCCTATTATCTGAATTTTAGAAATGGAACTGTAGACCTCAGAACGGGGGAACTCAGGGAGCACCGCCCCGGCGATTACATAACAAAAATGGTATCAATGAGCTATAACGAACGGGCAAAATGCCCCATGTGGTTAAAATTCCTGAATGAGATCATGGACGGGAACACGCGGTTAATTGATTTTCTCCAGCGTGCCATTGGTTACAGCCTGACAGGACTCACGACCGAACAATTATTCTTGATCTTGTGGGGAATTGGCGCCAATGGGAAGAGCGTTTTTTCAGAAACCATTTTAGGAATGCTAGGGGAAGATTACGCCCGAAACGCTCAGGCTAAAACAATTTTGACACGGGACGGGCGCGGGGATAGCGGCATTAATAACGACCTGGCACGGCTGCGGGGGATCCGATTTGTTACCGTCAACGAAATACCAGGGCGCGGCCGCCTGGATGAGGCAAAAGTAAAAGAGCTCACCGGCACAGATACCATCACGGCGCGGTTTTTATTCCACGAGCCTTTTCAATTCCAGCCACCGTTCAAGATCTGGATACGAACCAACCATAAGCCCATTATTACCGGCACCGATCCGGGTATTTGGCGCCGCGTGCGGTTAGTGCCCTTCAATGTTTCTATACCCCCCGAGGAACAGGACAAACACCTCATTGAGAAATTGCGCGATGAGTACCCCGGTATTATGGCATGGGCGGTTATGGGCTGCCTCACCTGGTTAGACGAGGGGCTGACATTCCCGGACGAGGTACGCGCGGCAACCGCTGAATATAAGGCGGATAGCGACACCTTCCAGCCCTTCCTGGAAGAGTGCTGCATTATCGACAAAACAGCTACCACAACCGCCGCTAGTCTTTATGAAAAATACAAAGAGTGGGCAACCACCAACAACGAACGCCCCATGACAAAAAATATGTTTGGCCGGGAACTTTCAGAACGGGGATTTGACAAATTCCGACCCGGAACCACCGGACCCACTACTTATTCAGGCATTGGCCTAGCGGGGGACAAGTGATCCGCATGAAATTAACAGGATTAACAGTATTTTTAGGTTTTTACCTTAAATACAAATTTTTACTGTACATGAGGCATTTAAGGGATTTTATCGAAAATGCTGTTAATGCTGTTAAATCAACTTGTCTAGACAACCCCGCCCCGTCTACTTTTTTGCGGCGTTTCAATGCTTGTAAATCGGCACTATACCCCCCTTTACACGTGATCAAGCCATGCTTTCAATTCAAAGCGGACATAGAACAGATATTCTTAACAAAACGCGATGCAGGAACGGCGGGTCCAGGCGGGCTAAAATGTGAACTTAAGTACACAAACAAAACGGTTAAGGTGCGTATAAGAATAGTTATCGAAACCATGAAGCCCGTTTTTAGCCCTTTTTACCCCTTTTTGCACATTTCAATGGGGTGTAATGGGTCAAATATGACCTGTTTTTTACGTGAATTTTTTGATAATTTTGGATCCTGGCAGAAAAGCGCCCTGGAAACGCAAAAGTTATTTTTAACAGCGGGCATTTTACGCACGGAGCCAACCTTAAGAAAAGCTGAGGCATAACATGACAAAAAATCAAACAAGTTTTGACCCCGGTAACCAGGCGGCTAAAAAACATGGGATCTATGCATTCGAGGCTAGGGGACCGCAAACGCTGGCACCGGAAGAGGTAGAAAGCCTAAAGGAACTAAGGGCGCTGGTAAAGACTGAGCAGGGCCGGGAAGAGTTACGGGAAGAGGTAACCGCCCGCCTGTTAGTTTTGGTATTGAAAAGTTTTGACGAAATGGCAAAAAAAAGAGGGCCGGAGCTATGGAATACCCCCGTATTGGCACGGGCGGGCACCTACCTGGCAGAACTCAGGCGCTGGTTAGAAACCTTCCCGCCTGAGGACCGGGACATTATTGATCTTGATGCGACTATATCTAAGTATAGGGATGCATACGGGGATAACCGGGCACCCGACACAGAACGGGGGGATAATGGCCAATCAAAAGATTAACGATCTAATCGAAATATGGCGCGGCATGGGGCCGGTAGACTGGGCGGGGTCCTCTCATGGATGGATAGGAGAGGATAAGCAGCCCGTAGAATTGGCACCCTGGCAGCGGGCGGTATTATCCGCCTGGTTTGAAAATGCCGGGACGTGTAGCACGCTGGGAATAAGCAACGTAAAAAAGACGGGCAAAACATTTGTAAACGCTGTAATCACCGCGTGGCGCTGGTTATGTTTACCGGGCATGCATTTTGCCATTGGCAACGATCTGGACCAGGCGGCAAGCCGGGTATTCTCGGAAGTGCTCGAAATGGTACAGCGTAACCCGTTTTTATTGGCCAATGTAAAAATATCAGGCAAAACTTTAACCTTCCTTCCAACAGGGAGCGTTCTAGCGGCGCTGGCAGTAGACGCCGCGGGCAATGCAGGGGCTAATCACTTCACCGCCTCGCATACTGAGGCATGGGGCGTGATCTATGAGGCGGGTATACGGGCATGGGAAGAATTGACCCCGCCCCCTGGCAAAAAGTACGGCATGCCCGCCCTAAGAATTGCGGATAGTTATGCTGGTTATCTGGGGGAGTCTAAAACCTGGCATGATTTAGTAGACCGCGGGTTAAGGGGTAACCGCATTCATGGGGAGTGGCCAATCTACCAGGACGGCGGGTTAATCCTCTTCCACATGGAAGGGGAAGAGGCGCGGGCGCGTTGTTACCGGGGAGACCCGGAAGAGGCGGCGGAATACTATGCAGAACAGGCTAAAACCCTCAGGACTAACGCATTTATACGGATGCACGGAAACCAGCGTACATCTGGAGAAGCGGCGTTTATTGCCCGGGAACAATGGGAAGCGTGCTACAGCCCGGAAATCCGCCCCCTGGTTACCGGAGAAGCCCGGCGCCTGGTTTTTGGGGCTGATGCCTCTACCAGCCACGACTTAACCGCATTGGTAGGATGCCGTTATAACGACAATTCAAAAATCGTAGACGTTCTTTATACCCATGTCTGGAGACCCGTAAAAATTGCCGGGGTCCGTTTTGGCAAGCCGACCGTGGACCTGAAGGAAACCATAGGAGCTGAAATTTTGAGGTTACACGCCGCCGGGCAAGTGGCGGCCGTGGTCGCGGATCCTTACCAGCTGATGACATTAATTTTAGAGTGGCAAAAGGCGGGGATAAAAGTTATTGAGCTTGCGCAGAACGCCGGGCGCGTGGAAAGTGATACCGCCCTATACACAGCCATAACTTCCCGGAGCATTGCACATTATAACGATCCGACACTAAACGAACATGTAATAAATGCCGTGGGGGTAGAAACCCCGCGGGGGGTCCGCCTGGCAAAAGAAAAAAGCAGCCTAAAAATAGACGGCGCGGTTAGTTTATCAATGGCACATTGGGGCGTGCTCGATCGAACAAACAGGGGCGCGCCCGTGCACGTAACAGAATACAACCTGATGGCGCCGGGCTATCATGACGCCTGGAATGCACGCCCTCACCCGCCGGGGGTTACGTGGGAGAATTGCCGCCGCAGAAACCGGGGCTGCTATGCATGCGAGGCAGAACTAAAAGACGAGGTAATAAAAGACGCTGAATACTGGGACGGGATGGCGGGCGGCGTAACCCGAGACCGGGAGACCAACGGGGCGTATAACGCCCCTGAGCCGCAGGACGGCGGCAAAAAATATTTTTGGAATGAAGTTAAAAACATAGTTGATCAAAACAACCAGGGAGAATAAAAAAA